CTGCCATCCCGCCCCCTCGGTACCGCTGGCCACCAACTTGCCTTTTTCCACGAAGATGGACAGCCGCTGCGGATCGTTGGCAAGGTCCGGCAACGCCGCNAGCAGTGCTGCACGGAAGTGCTCNGGCTTGTTCATGGCGACGCGCTGTTATCGGTAGGCGTGGCTTCAAGCCGATCCAGCACCGCATTCAATTGCTCGCGGATTTCAAGGCAGGTGCCGTAGTTGGCGGCGATGACGCTGGCGGCTTGAGAGGCTGTAACGTCGGAGGCCGTCGCATCAGCAGCGCCGGCAGGGCCGGGCAGGACACCCGTGGCGGCAGCGTCGTGCACGCGGACAAAACCGACAGGCAAAGGAAAAGTACGATCCGTGGCAGGCGTGACATAGGATGGGATCTCGCGTTGAAGGGTTTGCGTGGTTTCGTGGATCACGCGCACGCGGTCCACGTACTGCGTGATGATCTTCACGTCGAGCTTGGCGGCCGACGCTTCGAACAGCGCCGCAAACTGTTTCGCCTGTGCATCGGCCATGCGCGATGATAGATCCGCCGTTTGATGCCGCAGCCACACGATCACGGCCAGCGCTGCAAGCAGCAGCGCGGCCAGGACGGTTGCGAGGGGTTTGAGCAGTAGGCTCATGCGGCTTGCCTCTCTCGTTCTTCGTTGGCGTCTTCCATGCGGCAGCGCGCGATCTCGCAGTTGACGCCATCGAGTTCTGCGCCGATGAAGTCGCGGCCTTCCAGCAGCGCGGCGACACCGGTGGTGCCGCTGCCGGCGAAAGGATCCAAAATCACGCCGCCCGGTGGACACACACGCACGATCGTGCGCATGAGGTCCGTGGGTTTGCCGGTGACGTGATGCTTGTCTTTCTGCCGGATCGATTCGACGTGATAGCCCGGTAAATAGCCGACCTCCTCACGCGGCGGCATGTCGCCGTTGCTGCCCCATACCGCGTACTCGGCGCCATTGCGAAAACGACCTGGACCGCTCGGCCGTCCGGCGGGTTTCAGCCACGGCACGATGCCGCGCCAGGTCGCGCCGGCCGCCTGGAACGCATCCGTCGTGCTCGGAAGCTGTCGCCAATCCGTGAAGAGCACCACGGGTGCACCGGGCTTGGCGACACGCAAACATTCCGAGAGCCACAGCGTCACCCACAGCGTCCAACTGCGTTGGTCGCGGTTGTCACCGCTGAAACTGCGATGTTCGCGCTGGGTGCCGGTCTGCACGTATTTCTTGACCGGCGATTGCTGCCGCTGCGTCATGTGCAAGCCGCCGGAGCTGTAGGGCGGATCGGTAATCACCGCATCGACCGATGCATCGGGAAGGGTACGCAGGAAGGCAAGGGCTTCGCCCTTATGAAGCTGAAACGAGGACAAGGGTCTACATCTCCACACGGTTGAGCACCCAGCCAAAGAGGTATTTGCGCTGGGACGGTTTGGATTCGGCGAGTTCGAGATAACGGGTGGCCTGCACGCCGTTGAGGCCGCGCAGCAGCACGGTGATGCCTTGGGGTCCGCGCCAGCGCAGGAAGGCGCGCAGCGCATCGAGCGTGACGCTGCCAATGCGGCCATCCACGTGCAGATCGCCGTAGCGGCTGCCGGTGTCGTTGAAGCCGTTGAGCCAACGTTGCAGGAACGTCGCGGCCACGGCGGTGCCCATGTTGACGCCGGTATCGATCAGCTCGGCGCCGATGTTAGGCTCGATCGCAAAGACGTCAGCGAAACGCGGTTCATCGACATAGCGTTTGCGGTAGATCGCGCGGGCCACTGCTTCGGGCAGGTCTTTCATCGGTCCGGCGTAGCCGAACTCGCGCGCGCTCGCGATCGTGATGCCCCAGCGCGTTTCCTTGCCGGCGTCGTCGGGATCGTTCGTGTACGTGTCCCAACCTTCGGCTTTCATCACGGCGGTGATGAGCTGATCGATACGCTGTTCGGGAAAGATGATCACCACGTATCCCTCCGCCATACCCACGCGAACCAGGCGCGCGGTGTGCGGAGGAGATGCGCGAGGTTGCCGCGGTGAATCAACACCATGACCGCGAACAGTGCTGTAAGCAATGCTTCCAGCGGTCCCGGCGGTGGGCGAATGCCGCAAAGGAGTTTTACGGCGGTGGCTGTGCACGCCACGATGATCAGCCACGCAACCCAAGCCACGCCGTGGCGATGCCGCGAGATGCCGCGGCGGAAGGTGAGGAGGCGTAGCACGATGACCACGCAGGCGATGAGCTGCACCAGAGGCCAGATGCCAAACGGAAAGGGCAGGTGCATGATCAATCTCCTTTACGAAGCAAAGTGGAGAGGTCGAACGTCTTGGCGCGCTCGATCAGTTGCATGGTGAGCGTCACAACCAGTGCACCGGCCAGGAATGCGGCGATCGCCGTGCTGTGTAGGGGGAGATGCGCGAGCACCTCGGGCGCAGCGAGGTAGCCGACCACGGTGCTGATCACCAGATAGATCACACGGCGCACGAGCGGCAGATCGCGCGAGCTGGTGACGAAGAGTGCGGCTCCCGCGACGGCGCCGACTAGGGCATTGCCGTCGATGCCGGGCAGCAGTGCGGTCGTCGTGGTAGCAGCGCCCAGCGCGGCAGACGTGGCAAGGGTAGCGATGGTTGGCTCGGACATCATCAATCCCATAGCTGGATGGTGGCGAGCACGCGCGTGCCCACGTCTTTCGTATCGGGAAGCACGACCGGTGTCCCCATCGGCAGCACCGGACCGAGTGCGGCGAGCCCGCGATTCATTTCGTAGACCGTCTCGACGACACCGGCGGTGGTGCCGAACGTGCGCCAACAGATCGCATCGACCGTGTCCCCTTGGCGCGCGTAAACGGTTTGCGTCATTCAGAGCAGCTCCACGACGTTGCGTGGACGGCCGAGGATGTCCGCGACGGCCCAGCGTGCATTGCGGCGAAAATCATCCGCCGCGTCGCTTTCGCCTTGGGCGCGATAGTCACCCGCGCGGGTGTTATCCCAGTCGCGGTATTTCTCGGCGATATCCGCTTGCACGGTGCTCGCCACGGCGCGCAGATACCGATGCACGAGCGCACTGGCACCGGCGATGGTTTCACCTACGTCTGCCGCGTTCTCCCATCCTTCACCGATGCGTACGGCCTTGTACGTGGCGAGCTGTGTGTTGACGTCGAGCATGGCTTCGATCGCACTCGCACGCAGCCGCTCGACCGTGACGTTGCCGGTCAGCCGCGTGGACGCCCGCAGTGTGGACAGATCCACATCGGGCCAGAAGCCATCGTTGGTGATCGTGCCTTCGTGGTTGCTTGGCGTGGCAACGGTGCCGCCATTGGCGATCGGACTGCCCATACATTCCTCAAAAAAATCCGGCGGTGGACGGGTGGGTCACGGCATGCGTTGCCGCATCGTTCGCCACCCGTGCCGCCGGGGCGCCGGGGGGAGGCTCAGGAGCCGCGTTGCCGCGGCGAAGGGTGGCCGGCATTCGGGCCGGAGGCCGTTTGGCGCAGTCGACGTTCCAACTGCTCAATGTCTTTTTTCGCACCGACCTTGTCATGCAGCTCCACCGCGCGGCGTAGGTGTTCGAGTGCGGCCTGCGGCGCTTCTTCGGCCAGATGCCGCCCGATGGCGAAGTGCAACTTGGCGCGCACCTGGTCGGGCATGTCGCGCGAGGCGGTGAGTTCAAGGATGGTTTCCAGCACGGCCACGTCGAACGGTTTGCCGGCGTCGTACGCCTTGAGTGCTTGCACTGCCGGTTCCTCGGCCACCAGCGTGGCCGGCGTGCGCTCGAAGCGATCGGGCAGCGACAGGTTGTGATCGAGCACATAGCGCGCGACCTCCAGCGCACCGGCGTAATCACCCACGTCGATGCGCCACGTCAGTACGTAACCCATCACGTCATCCTGCACGCCCTGGCCGCTGGCCAGCACCCCCGACACATACGCGTCGTAGTCGCCGAGGATTTCGCGCTTGATAGCAATCTTGCGTTCGACCGATTGCACCTGGTGCAGCCGGCGACGGTCGGTGTCGAGCTTGGCGCGCATGAGGCGGTGCGCGCGGGAGGTGGACGCATCCACCGCCGCGCCGGGCGCCGCCTTGGCGGTCGCCCGTGCCGCCTCCACACGCATCAGGTGGGCTTGGGCGGGGGAGAGCATCGCGTGACTCAGCCGCCGGCCGACCAGTTGCCGAGCACGATGTTCTCGACCATCACCGCGCCCTGCAGACGTTCCACGACGTAGGCGTCGTTGCTCGACTGGTAATCGGCGACCTGGTCGTAGTCGGGCTCGTCGCGCAGCAGGCGACGACGTGCGCCGGCCTGGTAGTAGATCGAGAGATTGTCCGGGCGCGTGATCAGCAGCGAGTGGCCGGGGAAGTAGGGAAGGCCCAATCCCTGCAAGCCGCCGATGGTTTTCTGGCTCACCAGGATTTGCGTGGCCAGCTCATCGGTCGCGCGCTGTGCCTGGTTGATCTTCGGGAAATACTTGTCGTGCATCAGCTTGCGGCCGACATGCACGCGCAAGCCGGTGTCTTCCTGAAACCACGGGGCCAGCAAGAGGATCGCGTCGTACACGAGGGCATCGAGGTTTTCGTAATCACCGCCCGGACCGACGCGCACCTCTTTGCTGCCGGCTTTGGCTTCGCTCATCACCTGCGCCGGTGCCTGCTCACGCAGGATTTGCAGCCAACCCTTGTTGACGTCCTGCAGCAGCGGGTTCTTGCCGATGTCGGTGTCCTCGGCCACGCTCGTGCCGTTCCAACCGATCATCAAGCGATCCAGCGCCTGCTGCGTCACCAGCATGGTGGACAGGCGTGTCTGGAAGTCGGGGAACTTCGCCCACGCATCGAGCGTGGCGTAGGGGAAGGATGTGTCGAAGTTGGTCTGGTAGCAGGTGTAGGGCTGCGCATCCATGTCGCCCAGGTAGCGCGGCATGCGCTTCTTGTTCGCGCTGGTCTTGGTGCGGCTGGCCACCGGGCCGGCCACACCCAGATGCAGCTTTTCGCCGGTCTTCTCGGTGACGGGATGGATGTTCACCTGTTTCAGGTAATCGCTCGATTCCTGGATGCGGTTTTCCATCGTCTGCTGGACGGACGGCTGCACGTCGAATTTCTCGGACGCACTGGCCACGCCGTTGAGCTTGGCCACCTGGGTGGCGAGCGCATGGAACTTGACGCGGGTTTCGTTCTTCATGGGTGTCCTTGTGGGGAAACAGGGAAGGCGGGACGCGTGCGGGTTAGAAGTCGGTGAGCGCGTCGTCCGTGCCGGTGGCGACCGGACGCGTGGCGGTGGCGGCGGGCGTGTCGTTGAACAACTGCTCCAGCGCGGCCACGCGCGTGGTCACCGCCGCGAGCTGTTGGCTGCTGGCCTTGACCTCGGTGTCCACCTGCTCGAACTGGCGAGCGGTCTGGGCGCTTTGGGCTTCGCCGTGTTCGGCGACTTCCTCCAGCGCCGCTTCGATATCGGCGAAGCGGCGGGCGTCGTTGGCATCCTTGCGCGTGAAGAGCTTGCGCACGCGTTCCAGGATGCTGGGCGTCTCGTTCTCGTCGGTGAATTCGATCAGCGTTTCCACTGCGGCGGAGAAATGGTTGTCCGGATGTTGCTTGCGTGCAGCGAGCGGATTCGCCTCCGGATTAGCGGCGGCAAATTGCAGCATTTCGGTACCGAGGCTCGCCGGGTTGTCGGTGACGGCCAGGCCAACCAGGTACGCCTTGCCGGTATCGGCAAACTTCGGATTGACTTCGATCGACGTGAAAACCTTTTGACCCTTCTGCGTCAGGGTCACCAGGTCATCGGTGGGACTAATCACGGCGAACAATTCCAGCTTGCCCTCGGCGTTCTGTTCCTGCGAGAGCGCATCGACAAAGCCGTAATTGCGGAACGGTCCGTCCGGCAACAAACCACGGATGTGTTCCAAGTTGATCGTCGCGCGGTACTTGGCCGGGTCATAGCTTGCGGCCATCTGCGTGATCCATTCGCGCTGGATGGTGCGGCCATCGACGGTCGCGCCTTCGGTCGCAACGCGGAATTTCTTGGACTTTTTGGCCATGCGGTTTGCCTCGGCGTGAATGGAGTCGGTGATAGGTCGCCAGCATCGGGACCACCACGCACACCGGCAACGAAGCGTGGTTCTGTATCGCGCCACCGAGAACAGCGCACGGCCCAGCGCGTGCAAAGGCGTCCCTACGCTGTCGCGCATGCTCATGCCTTCCGTTGCCACCGATCCGCGCACGCTCGCGCGCAGCCTGTTCTTCCAAGGCTGGAGCGTGACGGCCATTGCCGAGCACATCGGGCAAGCCCGTTCGACGGTGGAATCGTGGAAACAGCGCGACGGCTGGGCGAATGCGAAACCCATCGATCGCGTGGATGCGGTGCTTGAAGCGCGGCTGTGCCAGTTGATCGCCAAGGATTGCAAGGACGCGCACGACTTCAAGGAGATCGATCTCCTCATGCGCCAGGTCGCGCAGATCGCGCGCGTGCATCGGTATGAAGCACCGGGTGGTCACGAAGGGCACCTCAATCCCAAGGTCGCGAACCGCAACGCCAACCCGAAGAAAAAGCCCGCCAAGAACGACTACAGCCCCGAGCAGGCCGCGCGCTTGCGCGAGGCGTTCATGGATTCGCTGTTCGATTATCAGCGCCGCTGGCACCAGGCCGGACTCGCGCAGCGCATCCGCAACATTCTGAAATCGCGTCAGATCGGCGCCACCTGGTACTTCGCGCGTGAAGCGCTGGACGATGCGATCGGTACGGGACGCAATCAGATTTTCTTGTCAGCCAGCCGTGCACAGGCAGATGTGTTCCGTCAGTACCTCACGCAGTTTGCCAAGGATGCCGCCGAGATCGACCTCAAGGGCGATCCGATCATCCTGCCGAACGACGCCACGCTCTACTTTCTCGGCACCAATGCCCGCACCGCGCAGAGCTATCACGGCAACCTGTACTTCGACGAATACTTCTGGGTGCACAGCTTCCAGACGCTGCGCAAAGTCGCGTCGGGGATGGCGATCCACAAGAAATGGCGCCAGACCTATTTCTCGACGCCGTCCGCGCTGAGCCACGACGCGTATCCGTTCTGGTCGGGTGCACTGTTCAACAAGGGGAGACCGAAAGCCGATCGCGTCAGCTTCGACGTCAGCCATGCCGCGTTGGTGAATGGCTTGGCGTGTGCGGACGGGCAATGGCGGCAGATCATCACGGTGCTGGATGCCATGGCCGGCGGGTGTGATCTCTTCGATCTGGACCAGTTGCGCTTGGAATACAGCGCCGACGAGTTCCAGCAGCTCCTGATGTGCGAATTCATCGACGACTCCGCATCGGTGTTTCCGTTTGCGCTGGTGAAGCGCTGCATGGTCGATAGCTGGGAGGTGTGGGATGACGTGCGCCCGTACGCACCGCGCCCGCTCGGTGATGCGCCGGTGTCGATTGGGTTCGATCCATCCAAAGGGGCCAGCGGCGGCGATCCGTCGGGCTGCACGGTGAATGCGCTGCCGACGTCCCAGCGTGACCTGTTCCGCGTGGTCGAGAAGCATCAATGGCCGGGGCAGGACTTCGACGCACAGGCCGGCAACATCAAGCGGCTGTGCGACACGTACCACGTGGTCGACATCGCGATCGATACCACCGGCATGGGCACCGGCGTGTACCAGTTGGTGAAGCAGTTTTTCCCGATGGCACGCGCGATCCAGTACTCGCCCGAAACCAAGGCGCTGATGGTCATGAAGACACAGGACGTCATGGGCAAGGGGCGCCTGGAATGGGACGCCGGCTGGACCGACCTCGCCGCCGCGTTCATGGCGATCCGCAAAACGCTTACCCCGAGCGGGCGGCACGTCACCTATGACGCCAGCCGTTCGGCCGATGTCGGCCACGCGGATCTCGCCTGGTCGGTGATGCACTCCCTTATCTACGAACCGCTGGAAGGCCGCACTGGCCACAGCCAAAGCTTTATGGAGATCTACGGATGACCAAGCGCAAACGTCAGCGGCTGCCGGCCGACCAAGCCGCCGAGTCCAAGGCGAAAGCCCACGCCTTCACCTTTGGTGAGCCGGAACCGATTGATCGGGCGTCGTTGCTCGAGTACGTGCAGGTGTGGAACAACGGGCGCTGGTACGAGCCGCCGGTGAGCCTGCTGGGTTTGTCCAACATGCTGCGCGCGGCGCCCCATCACTCGTCCGCGATCTTCATCAAGCGCAACCTGCTGGTGTCGTCGTTTGTGCCGACGAAATACCTGTCCGTGGCCGACTTCGAGGCCTTCGCGACGGACTACCTGGTGTTCGCGCATGCGTACCTGGAGCAGATCCCCGCCATGTCCAAGCGCCTGCTGCGGTTGAAGCGTTCGCCGTCGCTGTTCACGCGTGTGGGGGTCAATGGCGGGTCGTGCTGGTTTGTGCCGTACACCGGCGAGGCCTTCGAGTTTCAGAACCCGGTGTGCCAACTCCTGGCGCCGGACGTGAGCCAGGAAATCTACGGCGTGCCGGAATACCTGAGTGCGTTGCACTCAGCGCAGTTGAACAAGTCGGCGACGTTGTTTCGGCGCAAGTATTACGACAATGGCTCGCACGCGGGCTTCATTCTCTACATGACGGATACGGCGCAGCAGTCGGCGGACATCGATGCGTTGCGCGAGGCGCTGAAGAACTCGAAGGGGCCGGGGAATTTTCGGAACCTGTTTATGTATGCGCCGAACGGCAAGAAGGATGGGTTGCAGCTCATTCCGATTAGCGAAGTGGCGGCGAAGGATGATTTTGCGTCGATCAAGAACACCAGTCGCGATGACATTTTAGCGGCGCACCGAGTGCCGCCTCAGCTGCTTGGTATGATTCCCACGAACGCAGGCGGTTTTGGTGATGTAGAGAAGGCGAAGCTTGTGTTTATGGAAAACGAGATTGCGCCCATTCAAGCCAAGATGATGGGACTTAATGCAGTGCTTGGTGTTGAAGCCTTTAGATTCAAGTCGCCAGACTTAGCAGAACAGTCATGATGGAGCATGGTCTGTAATATCGAAATGTGCCCATTCCGGGATGGCTCCGCGACGAAGAAGCAGCTTGATGAGATCAACGCACATGATGGCGGCATGGTCAACGATGTCCAAAGCACTCATCTTTACGCCAGCTATCATTTTGCTAGCTCCAGGGTCGATAAAGCCCGTATGCAATAGCTTGCTCCGGTAGTCGTAGGTAGCCTTCATTACTTGGTAATTTTTCTTTCGTAGATCGTCAGTACCGCCAATGATTCTTACTAATCTAACCGTGACTTTGTGAGTCATCTCATTGGTTCCTTCATCGCCCAGTAGAGTTTCAAAGGCAGTGGAAAGCTCTACGGCTCGATCCCCGATCTCATGGCGTAGTTGCGCCTGGATAAGTCTGCTCATCGCAACTCGCATTTTTTGTTTTGGTTTGAGTTGCAAGTCGAGAAGCGCGCGCACTAATTCTGGGGCCTCTTTGGGATCCAGTGATGGGGCTTCGATCGGCTTCCATGGCAAGATTTCAAGTGCCTTTCCCATTCTCATGGTGGCACCTGACAGAAGCCCCGCCAATTCGAGGTTAGGATCATCCAGCGTAGACCACTGCAGCCCGAGCATCGGGGTGCATGGTCCGACGACTGAAAGCGCGAGAGTGATGTCCTGTAGTAGCTCTTTTTTCTTCGTAAAGGCATCGAAGTCCGAGCTTGGCGTCTGGCCTTCTCCACAAAGAAACGGTTCAATCGTTATGTCAGTCAACAGCGCTGACTGTGGCACTGTCCAGTCCAACATAGTGCTGAAATGTGACCTTGCGTGACTGCTGTCGTTCAATAGTCGCGTTTTTTGCAAGCTATTCGGCAATGCGTCAATAGGAACTAGTTTGACGTCGTCAGTCAGCGCAATTTCCTGATCTACTTTCACACCCAACAACACATGGACGAATTTGCCGGTCGCGGCGTTAGTGGAAAGTACCTTCAAGAGCCATTCAATGGCTGCATCAGCCGAACCCATTTTTACGGCGCAACGTACTAGGAGAGATCCTACAAAATGTGGATAGAAGCCGGTTGCCACTCCGGGAATGCTTCGCACCAATTGCGCGCGATCGCCAGGGAAACGCTCGTCTTTGATGACAAGTTCAGGCAGTCCTTTACCAAGTTCCTGAATTGCATTTTGGGCAGCTTCCAACATATTAGGATTTACCGACGCAAGAGCGCCTGGCAAATCGAGTGTTTCATGACCGAATGTCAGTGACTTTGCTTTCACGAGACGATCGTTCAAAGCTTCTAGTAGAGCCATAGGCTGTGATCCAATCACTGCAGCCCCCTAACGCCCTGCTCGCATACGAGTGATTTCTTCGACAACGAGTTGTCTTGAAAGCTCATGAAAATCAAATAGAGAATATAGGGGCGACAGCAGAGGATGGACAATTTCCGGTAAGTTGGCATCTATCGTTTGGGCATCGATATGCGTGTCAAGGGTGATCGTGTCTTGATGGCAAATTCTGTCTCCGAACAGCAACCGTTGGTTCCCGATACTTACGAGCGCGCGATTCGTCAATCCTTCGTATTGCACAACGAACTTGATCGTCGTTGGTCCCTCAAACAGGTTGTTCGCAAGGCTCTGAGCATGAAGTAGCGCTTCGCTAACCCTCCAAACTGGCAACGTGACATCAAAACTAGTGCCTGGCTTAACGTCGCCAATCCCGTGGACCTCCGCGCGCATGCCATCTTCTTGATAACCACGAAGGAGAAATGCGAATCCATCAGGATTGATTCGCCAGAAATCAGCATGTCCAGGTTCGCGTTGATCTGGTCCCATCCAGCATTCGACAGCGCCATCGATTGGGTAGGGTGCTATGTCATGTCGAGTTGGATACCAAAACGGTGGCCATCCAGTGTGCCGCACAACGCTCGCCATCAAAATCTCAGGAAGTTTCCCGGGTGCAATCGCTTTTCGTTCGCCTGCTATTTGATACGCGATCTGGTAACGGCCGTGTGGCAAACGTGGCGGGGCATCTACTGGGAGAGCGGCGACAAGGCCATCCCAACGCTGCCGACTTGACCTAACCCATTCTGCCAAGTGGTCGGGTTCAACTGGCTGCTCGGCCCGCGGAACAGCGCCAGTGATGAGATCTCTAATTTGGTCAAACATTTCGTCGCGTCGATTGCGAAAGCATCGCGCCAAGAGATCGTCCCATTCCGGTGTGGTTAGGGGAATTTCGCTGCGGGGTCCAGGCTTGCGAACGTAGATTGCATTGTTGTGAACTGTGTTCCCATTCGGCCCTGCGCGGCGCGCTCGAACGGGAACGCGGTGACCGCCAGGAACCACCACAATGGGAAATAACGCGCTCGTTGGATTTGCAACTATGTGTACCGCACAGTGAAACGGTGGGTCGCAGTAATTTTGTACTATGCCGTTGATCAGATCTTGATTGTATCGATTGAGCGTGGCGGGGCGTCCTGCCGATTCCACTAGACCATGTTCCGTTTCTTCGAAGCCAATGGCTATAAAGCCGCCGCCATGATTGGCGAGGGCGAGAACAGCCTTCGCAAATGTTGCCTTATCGTCGTTCGAGTCTTGAAGATCAAGCCAGTTTTTGGCCTCAAAATCAAGGCTTTCTCGTGGGTCAACTAGTAAATCTGCGAGACGTTCTGGAGAGACTACCATTTGCTCATCCTTGCGTACGAGTAGTTAGAAGCGGCCGTTAGTTGTAAGTGGTTGCAGTTCCGCTAACTAAGCAAGGTGTGATGACGGCTTCATGCCAGCTGCAAAACGCTCGGCAAGAATGAATTCCTTCGCAGCAAGTGCGGCTCCGTCGTAACCCGGAAAAATTGTCGCTGCACTGAAACCGTGGCGTCTGCACCATCTCAAAAGCTCAGAGGCGTAAGCTATCGGTAGCGTCACTTTTACCAACAGTGTTGCGTCGATTGGAGTATTGAGTTCGTGGGATATTTCGGGAAGGCTTGCTAGCTTTTGCTCGACGGATACATTCGCGGTGAATGGTTCGCCACGCATCCCTGAGTTCGCTACGAGCAAGAACGAGCCTGACTGTGCTGATAAATTTGGAGATGTACTTCCGGGGACGCGTACTTCGTCTATTCCGGCGACTTTGTGTAGAAGGCCGAAATCAATGCCAAAGACGGCAAGTCTTTTTGTTCGTGCGAAATCGGCTCTTGGTTGACCCTCAGTCTCCCTGAAGTATGCTTGGATAGCGGAAACTGCGGCGAAGTACGCGGCGACGTACGGGTTGCTTGAGACGTCCAATAGGCGAGTTGGAATTCCGTGGTGCTGAGCCAAAGCCATGAATGGGCGAATGATGTTATCCGGCCATTTATCGTTGCTGATCGAATGGACGATCATTGGTCCTTTGGTCATGTACTCTCGAAAATCTGGCGAGTCTCCAGGTACTGTCAATCCGCGTACGTCGCAGCAATACAAGAATTCATGCAATAGGCTGAATTCGAAGAAAGTCTCAAATGGATGATCTGGCTCCTGCATTGCGAACATCCCGTGCTTAAATTCGGCCAGCACGTCTCCACGAAACACGCGTGGTATCAGCTCCCAGGAGTCAAGTCCTTGACCGCGGAACACAATGCTCGGTGATTGAAACAACTTTCCTACGGGCGAGATGCTGTCCCAAAACGCGGGTAAAGTGTCACACGGAACATTTTTAATGAAGTCATCCATTGGCTTCTCCCTAGTTGCTGATGACCGTGTTATTTGGGCGGTATGGCTGGTCGGCCGTAGAGGTAGGTGGTGCCGGTTAGGGCGTACCGCGTCTTAGCCGGTTGATCTAAGGATTTCATAGCGTCGAAGGAAGGTGTGAATAGATTCATTAATCTCAATTTGCGGAAAGATACGGCTAATCGCCTCTAGCGCATGTAATACGACGGCAGCCGCTTTTTGCAAAGTGTCGTTCAAGTCGGTCGCATCGGGTCCAAACTTAAGTGCTAATGTCCGTCCTGACGAAATTTCCTCAACCAATCTATTTAGGCCGTTGATACTCACATGCGCGCCATCACCGGACGTAGGACGATAGATCAGATCGTATAGGTCATCGAATCCAGCGGCGTTGGCTACGTTTTCCCAGTTTATTTTTCTAGGTCCACCGTTCGTATAGCGGCCTTTAATTTCGGTTACTGTCGCAGTCAGCCGCTCGACTTGCTCTGCACTCGCGTTCTGAGCGAGTTTCTCCGAATCCTTGAGTAAACTGTTTGCCTGACTTAAGACTTGCTTATCGTGATCTTCTTGTAACTGATCTACAAAGTCAGCCCCAACTGCAAGCCCTCCGAGCGCAATTGTTGACTCTGCCATGCTCCGGATAAGCGTTCGTGCATCCGAGATCAAACCGCGTTGAGCCAGAACGATGGTGCCTTGATAAGACTGGAGCACACGACCAAACGTTAATGCTGCAATGAGCTCTTTGTTGTCCGATTGCGACGGCGCCGCGCGTGGCAACGCCCTCATTGCCTCCCGATTAATATCCCAGGTGAAAGCAAGCCAGGGTGCATGGTTGTCGCGGACCCTATCTACCCATTTCTGGTGATCGGTCGCCAGGAACCCATCCCGATCAAAGGACATTCGGTACTCCCACGGGCTTGAGCAGCAGAACTTTCGATGTCCAATCGTACTCTTAGAGCACAGGCCAATAACGGCGGGTGCGTCGGCGATGGAAATCAGGCCCGCCGCAGCCTCAACCGGGGCGTCGTGTGGTTAAAAGATGATCGACCAGTAGTGCTGCTCACGCTGGCGCGCGCGGTCGTCCCCCCTCCTCGCCTGCGCGCTTTCCCTCTCGATTTTGATGCAGCTGACGCACGCAGCGGCGAGCTCCCGTGTGGGGGGCTCATGCGATATCTAGGCCGGCCTTCGTGATGCGCATTGACGCAGCTAGGCGGTGTTTTGGCGAGGTGCTGCGGACGTGCCAGGGTCTCGGTGCCCTCNCGTGAAGGCCTTGGCAAGATGTGACTTCATGTAACGGTACAGTAACGATTTCTTTACTAGGCCAATCGCAGCTTAGTCGGTTAAGCATTGGACTGTTTAGGAGTGTGTGTGGACGACGCTGGTGACATCGTAGTAACAAGAAGGGAAGGGAGCTTCGCTGGCTACAGATTCTTTGTGACCTTGTGGGCCAATTCCCAAGGGCATTGCACTGTGGACCGTGTGGAGGTGGATACTCTCCAACCCCACAAAGTCACAGAATGGACATTGTTCAACAGTGTTGAGGAGGCATATCTACACGGCGTAGAACTCGCCAAGCAAGTCATCAACAAATGTTGA